ATTAGCGAACTGTCCAGCATCTACAAGACTCCTCATAGCTGCAGTCGCTGTTAAAGTTAGATTACCTAAGAAGTGTATAAGACCTAACCCATAAAAACTAAACCCTGGTACAAACTTGTAGTGAACAAAATGCATTCTTTTTTCTTTGTTTGTATCACCGGCTCTATAGTTTCTACGAATACTTAATACTTGGCGAGATTCCTGTTCTACTGTTACAATATACGGAGCAAACTCACCTTCTTCACATTCTGAGTCCGGAATGTCAAGATGTATATGTTGTTCTAATAATACATATTGTGGGTCTTTATCTGCTGTTGGTGAAATACCCATAATAGTATTTAATTTTTCTGAAAGAGTTGTTTGAATTGGATTAGATGCATCTGGTAGTTCTACATTTGCATAAATTCCAGACTCAATATCTTTTTGCATATCTACTGGATTACGATAAATAATATGTGTATATCTATCTGCTTTTCTTAAATTACTTGCATAGTATGATACATAAAATTGGTCTATTGGTACAAACTCAGATACTGGTCTCTCTAATGATGCATCATAGTATACTTTTTTTATTGCTGAACCTATTAGTGGCAAATGAAAAAGCATTCTTTCAAACTCATCAAAATACTCTGGCATTTGTTCAGTCAACTGATAGTTCATAAAGTTTTGAACTCTGTTTGCCTGTTCTTGTTTATCAGCAGATTGTGTTCCTAGTATTTGTGCCTTTACAGGTCCGCCTACAGGAAATAATTCTTGTGATGCTTTTGATTGAAATTTAACTGCAGATTCAATCAATAATGGATGAACTGCTGTGCATGCACCTTCAAAGGGTTCTGTTGTATCCTCTAATTTTAATCCTAGTAAGTCAAACCCTCTTTCAAACATAGAGTCCCATTCTCCTCTAGAATCTTTATCTGCTTGAAAGTTTTCTATTACAGTGTGAGAGATATCTTGTAGTATCTCATTATCTAAACTATCTACTAAGTTAGTATAGTATTCTTTTGCTGTTACTTCTTCTTCAACTTCATCTTCACTAAAGTTTACAGTAACTCCACCATCTGTGTCTACTTCAAAAGAAACATTCGAATCTTCTGCAGGTGCATTTATTGAAACAACATTAGATGTTTCTTCTTTTTTGTCAAACGGATTTTTTTCTACTGCCATTATGTCCTCTCCTACATACACACATCATCATAATGTGCATTACAGCTTCTACGATAATTATTTAAATCAGAAGCATTTATTTTATTAGTAAATATATTTTTTAAAATTTTTATCATCCTACAAACAGTATATCATTAAATTCGCCAATATGCAACCCTTTTTTTAGAATTATTTTCTTCAGCTAAATATGGGTCATCAGGATGTGTTAATCTCCAAGACTCTTTCATGTAATGTATTGCCATTGTCATAGCATCAACTTGGTCATCATGAGCTGCATTTGGAAACTGTAAAATCTCTGTGTATAAGTCATCACTCCATTTTTTATTTTTTGGAAGCCATACCCTGCCTGCCTCTATCATTGGAGATGCTGCGTACACTCTTGATACTTTATCTTTATCTGGTATATAATCTTGTACTGGCAATCCAGCTCTACGCATATCCTGCAATAGTGATTGCCCTGATGCTTTCTTTTCTATAATACATACATCAGGATTAAACTCATCATATAACATCTGTGCTATTCTACGTAACTCTGGATATTCATACCTACCTTTCATGTTTCCAAGTAATATTAAGTTAGGCACAAAATCTTCATAACCATATTCATTCTGCTCGTACCTGGAAAAAATACCCCAAGTTTGTATTACACTATAGTCTGCAGTTGTCTTGGTAGAAAATGCGGTATCATAAGTTTGTATGATAAAGTCACATGCTGGTGGCTCATCATATTCCCACCACTGAAGCCATTTCTTTTTTATTAACCCACCTTCGTCTGGTGTAGGGTCTTGCATATATAAGGCATTCCAATACCGAGCACCATTTGATGCACGTATTTCCTGTTCATCAACTTTTAGAGAATCATCTGTTTTCCATTCTGGAAAGTAAGACGAGCCTACAGGTAATTTTAGTAACTCGGCACTTTTTTCATCTAGCCATGCTGGTATCTTTATTACTTCCCAAGGTAGAATAGTAGAAAACTCTGACTCTTGTTTTAATAACCAACCACATAAATCATCATAATGATACCTTGTGTTGATAATTAGTATACTTCCATTAGGCATAATACGAGTTCGTAAACCTGCAGGGTACCATTCTTTTACATATCGTCTTCCTGCTTCTGAATATGAGTCTTCTTCAGACATCACATCATCAAGAATTGCTATATGTGCTCCTCTTCCTGCGATTTGACTCTTGACTCCGGCTGCATAGTAGCTGCCTCCTTTGTTTGTTTTCCATTTTCCTGCTGCTCTAACGTCTGTCCTAAGAGAAACACCTTTAAATACGTCTTGAAAAGACTTAGTTGATACGATATCTCTGACAGACCTGCCAAAATCGCTAGAAAGCTGGTCGCTATGACTGACTGTAAGTATCTCATGTTCTGGATTCCTTCCTATATACCATGCTGGAAACAATTTTGAGCAAATTACCGACTTAGAACTACGTGGAGGCAAGAAAACCATCAGCCTTTTTATAGTTCCTGCTTCTAATTGTTTTAATTTTTCTGATATTACTTGAATATGCCTGCCCATTTTCCAATCTGAGATGATTGTTGGAGCAAAAGTACGCACAAATGTAAGAAAATCTTGTTTAGCATAGTGCTTTACATTATTTTCCCACTGTTTTTTGTAATTAATTACCTCTTCCATACCATAAGTATAACATATTTTTATTGAAAAGGCAAGTAAAAAGGCAAATGCCTCTATAGAATATTATAAGTTATATATATTATATATATTATATATATTATATATATCATATATACTTTATTAAGTCAAGTATAATAATAAAAATAATATAAATATAATTATTAATAGTTTATAATAATATATATACTATATAAACTCGGCACTTGTCTAGAAAGCCGAGTATTTTTGTAAATATGTCTCAGGGTGATATATATATAGGCAGATATATGCAGTTGTTGTGTGTAGCCCTGTGTGTCTATGCAAGGTCATTGCCGAATCTAAAAAAACTATAGTTACTTTTGCCAGTCTAAAAAGTTTTATAAGTCTATATAGCTAGGTCTGATTGCCTTGCGTGTGTCTTAAAATATAATAAAGCCTTATAAACTCTACAATTTTAAATAGTCTTGATAGACTTCACCGCCTAGGCATCTGTCATTTATTTGACTTAATGTCTATGCTATCCGTCAAGCTTTTGACTATTTAGATGCTGTCAATCTTTTGACATACTCGGCTTTATCTAGTGTCAATCTTTTGACATTATAGGTTTTTCCTATATAACTTATATTACAAATCTATAGCGATATGTGTTATTTTTAACGTATGTTAAAAATTAATAAAAAGAGAGGTGTAACTATGCAAATAGATATAAAAAAAGACAAATACCAACAGCAAGAGAATTTGCTAAAAGAATTAAAGCAAAGACTTGAGGACTGTTGGTCTGGTGCTAGTCAGGTCATAGAAGAGTTAGAAGAGTTCTATTATGACACTGTTAATGATAAAAGACTAAATGAGAGAACTAGAGAAAGTCTAGAACAATTTTTTGATTATCAATTAGCGGATATAAAAGAAAAAGCAATGGATATACAAGACAAAACTCAAAAATCTATTGATAACTTTGTAGAGCAATTCAACTTAAATGAAGAGGTGTAACTATGACATATCAATTTGTAACATTTAAAGACAAAAAATATAATATAGATGATGAGAAGACCGCTAAAAATCTCACTCAGATGCAAGAAGGCGAAATAGAAAGACTAAATATATTAATAAATGATTATAAAAAAATAGTAGACGATAAAAGAAAAGCTCTTAATGAGTGCCAAAAAACTAATGTTAAATTAAGAGACATTAACAAAAGATTAGAAAAACAAATAAAAGAATCTGACAATTTATTAAGTATTTCAATAGATGAAAAAAAGATTATACAAAAAGAAAAAGACAAGATAAAAAATTCTATTGAAATGTTTTTTAGATTAAACGAAAATATTATAAAAGAATTTTAAATATAAATTTTAATATAGCACTATGATTTTTTATAGTGCTATGATAAGATTTATAAACATAACTTAAGAGGTGAAAAATGAAAGCGGATAAAGTAAGATTTACTAGAATATCAAGAAATAGAAAAACTGGATTTATTCCAGTTACTACAAGTGAAGAAAATACTTGTCCCTCAAGCTGTCCATTAAAAGAAAAAAACATTTGCTATGCTAAGAAGGGGAAAACTAAAATGAACTGGATAGAAGTAAAGACTGGCATAAATAAAAGATGGAACAAGCCCTTTAATAATGATTATGATTCTTTATTAAAAGAAATTAAAAAGTTACCGTCTGGACAATTATGGCGACACAATCAAGCTGGTGACCTTGCTCATAATGGCAATAATGAAAGTATAGATTTTGATAAATTAAAGCAATTAGTAAAAGCAAATAAAGGTAAAAATGGTTTTACTTATACACATAAAACACAATTAGAAGAGAATTTTAAAAAGATAAAATATGCTAATGATAAAGGTTTCACTATAAATTTATCCGCTAATGATTTAAATCATGCGGACGAATTAAAAAAACATAATTTACCTATTGCCTCTATTGTTGGCACTAAGCCAGTAAAAGAAACACCGCAAGGGCATAAAATAAAAATGTGTCCGAATCAAGTTAATAAGGCGGTAACTTGTGAATTGTGTTTAATGTGTAGTAAAAGTAAAAGAAATTATATAGTAGGATTTTTAAAAGATTAATAAAGAGGTATAAATGAAATATAATAATATAACTAATGACATGAAAATAATATTAGCTAATGAGAGAGAGCAAAAAAGACTAATACAATATAATAAAGAAAAAACTTATAGGGGTTATGTAGACTATTATAAATTATTAGCATACTTAGGAATAATAACAGCGATACTTGAATTAATTATAATTATAGAGTTAATAAGATGAGAAAAATTAAAAGTAATAAATATAATCTATTAAATTATTTTGTCTATCCTGAAGAAAAACTAAGCAAGTCTTATGTAAAATATGCTAAGAAATTTTTGGAGGAGTTAGGAAAAAATAAAAACATTATAGGAAAATCCTATAGTAAGTATAGATAGATTAAATATAATTTTAGGAGTAAGATAAAAAGATGATAAGAAATAATGAATATAAAGTGCCTCTTTATGGTAGTATCGGAATCATTACCGAATGTGCATTACTGACATACTTTTATTTATTATTCTTATCATTTTTAATAACTATAATTAAGAGGTGATATAATGAAAGTTAAAGACTTATTAAAGTTTGAGGTACAAGCTCATAAAAAGAAACTACCTAGAGATATCAGGCAGTTAATTTTTATAGAGGATAAAGACTTAGAAAAACATTTAATACATTACATTAGAACAAATAAGAAACTAAAAAGAAAATTAGAAGAGGCAACCGCATTAAGACTTTGTGTTAGCTATGTATCTAAAGTAATTAGTAAGGTGATATAATGGAAGTATGGCTAGAAATAAAAGACTGTCAAGGTTACTATGCTAGTAATCTTGGCAGAATTAAAAGTCCTAATAAAATATTAAAGCCTTGTCCTGATAGTAGTGGTTATGCAAGAATAGGAATAAGAGGTAAAACTATAAGATGTCATAGAATTGTCGCTGAATTATTTTTACCTAATCCTGAAAATAAACCTGAAGTAAATCATAAGAATGGTGATAAAATGGATTTTTCTGTAGCTAATTTAGAGTGGACAACAACACAAGAAAATAGAGAACACTATTGGAGGGAGTTAAGTGCTATACCTCAACAGAAACATAAACAAGCTATGGTAGAATTAGGAATAAAAAATAAAGAATCAGAAAGATATCTTGGAGCAAATAATCCTATGGCACTAGGAAAGCATAAAATATATTTTGAATCAGGTGATATCATAGTAGTAGATAACTTGACTAGGTGGTGTAAAGAATCAGGTTATGACCAAAGAAACGTACACCACGTTAAGAATGGTGGTTACTATTCAAAAGTTAGAGGTAAGTTTAAAAACATTTATAGGCATAAAGATATCATAAAAGTAGAATTAGTTAATGAACAATAAGAACACCTCGACCTATTTTGCTAGTTATAGGTTAAAGAAACTAGCATTTAAAATTTATAGTAGGGTTATCTCCTCCCTATATAGCCCTACTATAAATTTTATTAATTAAATTAGTGGTGTGTTAGGTAGTCCTAGGCAAATACACTTAATTAGAAGTAAACAATATGCAGACCGACTTCTAGCCACTACTAAAACAAAAGGTAAACATGAGCAGATATAAAGATTATTTAATGGAGTGGCAAAATAGAATACATGAGATAGAAGGATATGAAGAAAAGATATCTGAATCAGAATGTATTGCGGAAACTGTAGACTTTGTTATAAATAAATTAAAACCTAAGTATGAATTTGAAGAAGTACATATACATGATATAGTATCTGAGGACTGGGATTTATACTGGGAGAAACATAATGTGAGAGGTTGTTAATGAACGTAGAATTAAAAACTATTAACTATGATAATCTAAAAAATGAGGACTATACCAAAATATTAAATGCTATTACTTGGTATTTAGATTCTAATATTAGGAGTAAATGGGTAGATGAATTTGTTAAGGTAGATAATATTGCCTTGCTAAAAACTATTAAAAGTGTTACAGATAATATTATAAAAGATAAACAAGGAGAATAAAATTGATAGCTGAAACAATAACAATGAAAGAAAGTTTAGAACAAGTGACAAAAATAAGTTTAGAAATATCTAAAAAATTAGAAGAGATAGAACAAGCTATTGTCTTACTTAGAAGTAAAGAGCAACAGTTAAATCTTGCTATACAAAAGTTATTAGATGATAGAATAAAAGAACTTCAAGAGTTTAACAAGTATGCAAAAGAGGAAGAAGAAAAAGATAGATATTGTAATGAGCAACAAGATTTATTTAATGAAAGTAGGAGTGCATAATGCAGATAGATAAACTAACTGATAAAGAACAATTAATACTAGATTTTTTAAAAGATAATAATGTAGATATGTCAGAAGTTATAGACGTTATTATTAAAGCAAATGGATTTGTAGGAGTAGGATTAGTAACTTTAGAAGAGTATGTAGTAAAAGCTATAAAGAGACACCACAAACACGAATCATTAGATAAAATAATGAATGGTTAATATGGTATTAAGTTTAAAAGATAGATTGATATACAATATAAAGGATAAGGTTATGAAGTTACGACAACAACAAAAGACTAAGATTGAAAGAATGTTAGATGAGATAGAATATTTTTTAGAAGCTATGGAGCAACAAGAATATATAACATTTGATTTAGAAAAAGATTTAAGAAGATTATCAGCTATGCTTGATAATGTTAGAGAGGAAATAGAAAAGAAATGAGTTTACTATGGTTTTTTATGGGTGGAGTATTTATTTTATCAGGTATTAGCATTATATCTGGTAACGAATCAGATACCGCTATAATATTTGGTGCAATAAGTTTAATGTTAGGGGGGTATATGGTATACTTAGGAGGCACAGATAAAGATGTCGAATAAAAACTTAACACCGAAAGAACATTGGGAGTTACACCAAGGACTATGGAGAATGCTAGGTTGTGATATGCAAGTATATAAACAAGATTCTGATAGAATAATATACATTGACAAGAATAGTAAGTGGGCATATAAATATGAAAAAGGATTTATAGATAGAAAGTTACAAACTAATCCTGATAGGAGGTATTTATGAATAAAATATATATCAGAAAAGTTTATGAAGATAGTAGATATATTATTTCTTTTGGTACAGATAAAGATGTTAAAAACTGGAAAGCTGAAGAAAAGGAGTGGATAGAGCAAGATTTATCTGTAGCTGATGATAGTATAGAATTACTTTGCGAACTTAAAAATAATAATTTAAATGAAGTATTGCAAAAAATTAATAAGGAGATTAGAAATGGCACAATGTAATGAATGCCAAACGACTGATGAAGATTTATATTATTATTGGCATGGAGATATAGAAGAGGATTATGACCTAGGTGGTAACGATTGTTTATGTGAAAATTGTTTTTCAAAAATACCAACAAAGGAGAATATGAATGCCAACAAAACCAATTAAAGTAAAAAAGAAACCTAAAGATAGATTAATTTATATCTATGGAGATGAGGCAAATTTTATATGGGAACACT